GCCCAAGAACTGCGGCTGGTGTTAATCCAAAGTCTACGCCAACATACACAGGAACATTGGCGGCTACTGGTATTTCTTCTTTTGCAATGTGAACTTCCGATGCAAACATAGGGTACACTGGCTTTCCGTCCTGTATGTGACCCAAACGATTCATCACATACACATCTATCCATGATTTTGTCTTACCTCTAATAAGATTGGAATAATAGTTTGCAAGCATATTTTTGCAATTCTCAGCTTCCTTATTAGGTAAATAATCAAGAATCTCTCCTTCTTCATCTTTCTTTTCAATCATTCCAGAGGGTTGCGTAAAGAAAGACCAGTTGTCTGGCTTTACTAACATCTTAGCTTGCTCTCTAGGAATGTGGTCAGGAATAGGAACTTCACCCGACATAATAGGCCACCAATGATCTTCTTCTGGTGCGTTAGTATCAGCTATTACGCCAGTCCAAGATGGACCTCCATCACGCATTGAAGGATAACGACCAACACGCATAGTACAAGCATCAATAATAGATTTGGGAATCTCTCTTGCTTCATTAATCCATATCCCTGTTAATTCAAGCGAAAGAAGTTTCTTTACATCTTCAGGTCTATCTAAAGCTAAGAAGAGAACCTCAAGATCAATGTCACCCTTTTTGATATGGTGGGTATAAGGTACAGACCACATAAACTTACCCCAATCAGCTTCAGGAAACCAATCAAGCCAAGTCTTTATTGTTGTTGTTCGAAGTTGTGGGTTGGTGTTTCGAATGATAGCCCATCTGCTTTTACGAATACCATCTGGACCTTTCTTCTGTTGCAAAGCTCTGCGAAAAACCTCAACACAGCAACCAACCGATTTACCAGAACCTACTGGCCCTCTAATGCCACGAAAGAAGGTGTCATCTTTCATAAAGTGCTTTAGTACATTCCCATCAGGTTTATATTTAAATGTTGTCATATCATTTTAAACTGAGAAATTGGTATTTCACCAAGAGCTTCAATATCAGCAGCATCATTTCTATCAACTCTACCGCCAACAATTATATTATATCTCTGTAACATATCAGCATAACCAACAGCGTCACTCCATCGAACAAGGAATAAACAAGGAAGACCAGTTGCCAAATACATAGATTGGGCTGCTTGCAGCTTGTTTACTGATATAAAACAAGTTGGATAAGAAGAAGACAAAATGTTTCGTGTTCTCATCTCAACAAATGCTTTAACTTTTCCATTTCGAAGCGCAATATAATCAAACTGATTAAACTTATCTTGCTTCCTAAGTTGGCACCGCCAAGCAACTTCAGCATATCTAGCTAACGTAAATTCATTTGATAAATCGCCAGATGTCTCATAAGTTGGACGCATTACCTCAAGCCTTTATCAACCAATACCTTCATTGATTTTTCTACAACCTCTGGGCCATACCAATCAATAATCTGATCTACCATTGCATTAGTAATAGCTGACTTGCCATGCTTTTTACCCACATAATGAAAGTGAACACGCTTAACAGCTTCACGCAAAAGATTTAAATCTTCTTGCTTTAAAGTATTTACAAAGCTCACTTCTTTGCTTTCTTTGTCTTTGATTCATCGATGTTAGGCGTAGAAGGATCGTCAGCTTTAAATGTTCCCTTCTTGGTTCTTGCTTTTACTGGTTCATCACCTTCTTCAAGCTTTACAGAATAACTCATATGAGTTGCTTCTGTCCAAGTAAAACCATGTAATTCATGAGTTGGGCCTGTCCACAACTCCCCAGTGTTTCTAATATACCAAGCCATTATGTTCTATATCTCCTTACTTTCCTAGCAATCGCTTTCGGTTGAGCCACAAACTGCTTACCCGAAGCCTTACCCTTTCGTTTAGCTCTGGTTGTAGCTGCATATTCAGCATCACTAAGAGCAGCAATAGCCGCGCTAGGTAAGTACCGTTCACCTGTTTCACTAGACTTCTTCCCAGATTTAGTGCGCCACTTCTGCTTGCCCCAGTTTAATAATGATCGTTGTGACTTCTTCACCTGTAACCACCGCCACGCTTTTTATATTCCTTGGCAAGCAACTGCGCTTTTCGAGCCGACCACTGACCAGCAGCAGTGCCATGAGTCGCCCTTGCTTTTATTCTTCGAAACAAGGACGCCCTCATCTTAGGTTTAGTATAATTACCTGCCTCATTTACCGCCACTGATCTTTTCCTGTATCTCTATTAATTGATCATTCAACTGATTATACCTTGGACTCGAAACAAGTTGATTCTCTCTTTTGCTAAGAAGAAAGTTAAGAATCTTCATAATCCCTTTTGTTGCAAGCCCTTTATCTTTAGAACTAAATCTCTCGCCCTCGCCCTGCATTTTCTCAACAAGACCAACGCCAGCAGATTCCTCCAACTTAGCAACTTCCTTCTTTAACAAAGAAGCCCTCTTACGAAGAGGAGCTATCGAAACCTGTTCAGCCATTCTTCTTCTTCTTCATAATCTTCTTTTTCAAAGCTTCAGGCAATGTCTTCTGCTTTGCTGTCAATAAACTCTTCTTTGGCCTTCCAACCTTAGAACCATAAGTTCCCTTACCCATTGGCATTACGAATCTCCTTTATATGGATTTAACAATGAACGTCTTTGACTTCCCATTCTTACATCACGAAACACTGGCTTCGCTATAGACTTTCTGCCAGACTTAGCCTGACTCATAAGCAAAGAAGGTAACGGACCAAAGCTCTTCTTCTGCTTCTGATACATACTCTCCGCACTAGGACCACCAAAACACATCAGCTCTTCTTATGCCTCCTTGCAAAATTCCTAGCACTCGCCTTGCTCCTAAAACCCCAAGCCTGAAGTGCTTTCAATAATCTAGTCGGCCTACCCTTCTCATCACGCTCAGGACCAGCCATACCACCAAATCTAGCAGCAAAAGAAACCTTCCTACTAAACCTCTTACTCCCAGCCTTAGGAGTCTCCTTAACTGGAGGCTTTAAATTAGCCCCCTCCTTCTTCTTAAAATATCTACGACCCTCAGGAGTTAAACCACCACTCGGGTCTTTATGCTCTTTCCTCATAAAAAACCCTTAGCATACAAAAAATATTCTTGGCAATGCACAAACCTTTTTTAAGAAAAATGTGAGGGAGAGACTATTACAGTAACATAGCTACTAGTTTTTCCCCCTACCCCCTTATGTCAGGTCAATAGAAACTTTAATATCTCCTGCAACTTGTACTTGGGAACGGTCTATAGGTTTATATCCAGCTCTATCAAGCAAATCCTTACTCGCTTCGAGCTGAACGTACTCAGACTTAGCATTGGAAGACAGCCTACGAACTGTAGCCAGCGCACTTGTAGCACTCAATCCAAAAGTTTCATTCATCCTCTGCATCATGTACTGTTGCACGTGTGGAGCTTTCAATGCTCTGTGTGCGCTTACTCTTCCGCTATCGCCTTTAGCGTAACCAGCTTTGATAGCTGCATCTTTTATACTTAACCCTTCAGCTACGAGTGTATCCACTAGTGCTATCTGTTTATCTGTCAGCTTTCTATCTGCTGGGAGCATCTCATATCCTTCTTCTTAGTGTTGTAAGCAGCACTTATCTAGGTGCTGTCTACTAACATATAGCTAAGAGTTTGACGTCATTCAATTAGAAGGATTGAGATACTGACTAGCCATTGTTTTATCTACTAGCCCCCCTCTCCCTCTCTCCCCCCACGCTAGCACTTTCTAGGTACTATCTGTCAATATGTGACGTGGCGTCACTAGTATTGTGACGTAGCGTAACATACTACATATAGTATTGACTACTATAAAAGCCTTCACGGTCTTTCGTTGAAGTTCTGCCAGTTGACTCACCTCTATGTTCTCTCTGTTTCACTGCGGCCACCTCGCATGTCTTTGTTCATTGCACGAGACAAATACCATTCGCAAGAAGTTTCCTCTTGCCGTTTATAGCTAGGTATTTGTGACCTCCTCCAGTGTAAAGTTCGACCTTCTCCTTGTGGGGAAACAACTTGCGAATAGCAACCTGCCTTGCAGGATTTGTCTTCGTGCATGAAGTCGTCATTGCGAGGGTGGTCCTCGCTAAGAACAGGAGAACCTAGAAATGACTAAACTTGTTGAACTTAAACTACAGACCATTCAGTATCACAACGGTGATAACATGGACTACTTAATGATTAGTATGGCGCGAGACGCCTGTTACACTAGCTACAACTCACTTACCTACAAGAAGAAACAGATGGCAGATACCATCACTGACTTCGAGACTGCGGTAACAGAAGGACGCGACATGCGAGCCGAAGCTATCACTCGCAAGCTTGACAATATGGAGATCGAACTCGAACATCTTGCAGAACGACATGACGCTGATTGTCAGGTCTATGCAATCATCACAGATGGTCAAGCTTGGACACCAGAACGCAAGCAACGCAACGTCAAAGGCGCACTTGCTAAGAAAGTTGCAGAACTCAAGAAAAGGGTAGCGTAACAGCTACCCAATATCGTAGGCAGCTAGATACACATTTAGTTGCCTACAAAGTGACGTAACGTAACAAATGACAGTACTGCATAAGTGCAACTACTATCTGTTTGAAAGGAAACGTAATGGAGTTCTTTACTCTACTGACTATAGCTTATGTTATGAACGGACATCAGCTTGAAGCAAAGATTTGGTTTGAAAACGAAAGTGATTGTTGGAGTGTTCTTTTGAAAAACGAAACACTTTATGACCAGATCAATGGTGAAGCTGGATGGTGTGATGTAAGCGAAGTACCTTCAAAATTAATCAGGCCAAAAATAAGGCCACAAAACTAAGGAGAACAATAATGTTTGATAATAATAAACAACCTGCAACTAACAAACAGCTATGGAAAATAAATCATTTAGCTGACCAAGCTTTCAACTTATCTATAGAAGCTGAAGTAAAAGAGCATGGCAAACTTGTTAGTGATGCTAAAGATTTAAGTATTTCTTTAATTTTTCCATTGAATAAAGAGCAAGCAAAAAACTGGATCAAAGTTTTAATGGAAAGAGTTGCTGGTCTGGAGTCTTTGATTGAAGTTCTTGACCAAGACATTGAGATGGCAAGCGTAATAAACGGAGAACAAAATGCAGATAACGTATAACAAAAAAGCTTACCCAGAAATGAGTACCCATGATATGTGGGCAGCAGGTGGCTATATTCCTCTTTGGGTAGTAGAGTGGAATCTGCGTCATTCTTTTGGCGTAGATGAAAACCTAATCGATCATCTTGATAGCTCTTATAAAGCCAGAGCTGGCCTCTCAGTAATGGATCGCCCTCTTGGTGGGGAGATAGATGCTGAAGGTGTCTATCGATACCCAGAGGATGAGCCTATGTATCCGTACATGACTTGGGAAACCAGAGATGGAACAGTTTATTTCTATCCTTATTCAGTGATGGGAATACCAACTGGATCAGAACATTATGCAGTGAGGATGGATTAATGGCTAGATCAACACCTAGATTTACACGCAGAGACTATGAGTTTATCGCAGATAAGATTGCTCCGCATCTTAGCTGGGCAACAGCAATCAAGTATGTTGCTGATGAACTGAAAGCTACAAATCCAAACTTCAACTATGATAAGTTTGTAGAACGTGCTGAACGAGCATGGGAAGAAAACTACAACTTAAGTAAGGAGAACTTTAATGATGAAATCCCCTATTAAAAAATGTGAAAAATGTAATGGTCACGGTACAATCGAAGATTGGTATTATTTACACCATACTAACGGTAAAATTTATGACAAATGGAAAGATATTATATCGTGTCCACAGTGTTTTAAAAAAGAAGATTGATTATGAAATCCCCTATTAAAGTTTGTGAAGTATGTGAAGGCGAAGGGCGTATCGAATATGATAAGCCTGTCCCTCACAACTTTGGTAGAGATGTTGGATACATAGATTCTGTTTGGGATGACTGCTATGAATGTGATGGCTTCGGAGCAATGCCTATTGACGAGTATGATGATTTTTCTGCATAAGTGCAGTATGAAGTCATATCTAAACTATTTGCAAGATCGAGCAAAGGAGGCTGATGTCTCCTTGCTCAAATGTTTTAAACGTGCTGAGATTCCTACCTCAACATACTACAGAACAATCAATGGCAATACAGAACTCAGATATGATACAGCTGTGAAAGTCATCAATGTCATCGAAGAACTTGACTCGATACAAAAAGCCAGTGAGCATACCAAGAGACTACGAGAAGCTAATAAGCCTGTTGATAGAAGCTCGATTCGAGCGAGGTTTAAGCCAAGAGTCTTTAGCTCATAAAATTGGTTGCACTTCTTCACTCATTCACAAGTGGGAAGCGCATAAGCGTATTCCATCTGGGTTCATGTTAATTTGTTGGTTGGATGCTTTAGGTTATGACATCGAGGTCACGAAAAGGAAGAGCGACAATATGTATAGCGTGTCAGACTAAGACACACTGGTATGTTGCCATCCTAAAAAATAACTCAGGACATACTATGCAAAAGCATTGGTATGTATGCCTAAACTGTTATGAGGAAGACAAATGGCAAACCGTAACAAAAACAAAGGAACATACCATGAAAAGTGGTTTGTCAAATGGCTCGAAGAAGCAGGGATCAAAGCGAAGAGGCAGCCCCTCTCAGGCAGTTTGGGAGGCGAGTATTCAGGCGACATCAAACTCGAACTCAACGGAGAAGAATTGGTGGGAGAAGTAAAATACAGGGACAAATCTAACTTCCCTAACCCATTCAAGGTATTAGAAAGCAGAGACATTGCTTTCTATAAAAGGCGGACTGGACAACCGCAAACAGTAGTCATCATGAGTGGTGACAGATTTATAAAACTAATGGAGAACAAAGATGAACCTTAAACAAAAGTGGTGGGAGTGGCACAAAGAAAACCCACATGTATTTAGATTGTTCGAAGAGTTTACTTTCAGAGCAATCAACAAAGGCCACAACAGACTAAGCGCATGGCTTGTCGTCAATAGAATTAGATGGGAAACCAGCATTGAAACAACGGGTGATGATTTCAAGATAAGCAATGACTACATTGCTCTGTACGCCAGATACTTTATGCACCTGCATCCACAGTATGATGGCTTCTTTAAAATTAAGAAAATGAAAAGAGTAGAAATACAAGGAGAACAAAATGAAGAATCTTACGCATAAAGCAGTCCAAGCAAATGTCTGGGATGCCCACATTGCCAAAGCAAACAGCTCAGTGTCAGCTCTCAAAGAATACAAGAAGTCCAGCTATCAGGTCGATGGCTATCGAATCAATGCCAACCGCATTGTCAACGGTGAGCGTGTTGGTGAAGACTGGCTCAAAGGTAAACTCAAAGAACAGCTCATCAAGCTTGGCTACTGCAAACCATCAGACTTTGAAAAGTATAACAAACCTAATGGCAGCTTAAATATTGGTTGACCATACTGCATACTTGCAGTAGTTTACCCTATATAAAAAGGAGAACAATATGGATGATCGTATCTGTATGCACTATGTGCTTGAACGTATCGAGCATATACAAGAAAAGAAAACTAAGAAAGAATTAGAGGAAACGCTTGAGTTTTTTAAGCGTGAAATAATATACAATCTTGGTGTTAATTCTAGGATACGTCATGGAGCGTAGGGGCTTCATAGGTGGCTCGGACTGTGTAAAGATTATGCAAGGCCACTGGTTAGAATTATGGCAAATCAAAACTGGTAGAGAATTACCAGAAGATTTAACAACAAACATTGCTGTGCAGCTTGGTATCTGTACTGAAGACTTCAACCTTAGTTGGTTCGAGCAGCAAAGAAAGTGTATCCTTTCTAAGCATCAGTATGAGTATGAGCAAACTATTGGCTCAGTTCCAGTAAGAGGTACTGTCGATGCTCAGTGGGATAAAGCTATTGTTGAGGCAAAGCACACAAATGCTTTCAACAAAATGGAAGATGTTATTAAACTGTATATGCCGCAGATACAACTCTACGCGCATCTAGCAAAAGCAGAGGGTACTTACCTCTCTGTCATCTTTGGTAACAGTAAATGGGAATCTACCTATGTCGAACACAACCAACAGTATTTCAATTCTATGTGGGCGGTGGTCTCAGATTTCTGGGGTTACGTGCTTCGCGATGAAGAGCCGATTGGTGTTGACACGGAACAACTCTCGCATGACCACATTGCGGTGGACAACATGGTCAAACGAGATGCAACAACAGACAACCAGTTTGTCGATGCAGCCATCACATATATACAAGGTTATGAGCAGAACAGAGTTTTCGAGAATGCAAAGAAAGACCTTAAATCAATGGTCGGGGCTAACGAAAGAGAAGTCTACTGTGATTACCTTTCCGTCAAGCGAGACAAGAAAGGATCGCTTAGAATAACCAAAAGAAAAAAGGAGAACAACAATGAGTAATAAACTAGACATCTGGAACAAGCTGGCTGCTTCAGACCCCAAATATCTGAAGCAAGTCAGCTTTGGCAGTAGATCATTTACAGCCATTGATCCTCAGTACCAAGTCAGAATGATGACCGAACAGTTTGGACCAATTGGTTTGGGCTGGGGATGGTTCAATACAACTGAGGTAGTGTCTGTCAGCAACGGAGACAGTGCTGTACTAGCGCATGTAACTGTTTGGCATACAGATAACCATCATTCTTTTGGGCCATTCACAGGCTGTCGTAAGTTCTTTGACGCAGCGAAGGGTCGTATGGCAGAAGATGCACCAAAGATGGCTATCACTGATGGTCTTACCAAAGCACTGTCGCACATTGGCTGTAATGCTGATGTCTTCTTGGGTGAGATGGATGGCAACAAGTATGCTGCTGATAGCGGCAAACCCAAGTGGTAGAAGAACGTGTAATAAAAGCTCAGAGGGTTAAAGAACTAATACCCTCTGAAGACTTAGCTCATGTCATTGAATTAGCTAAACAAAGAATGAGAGCTGAACAAAAATTTGTTAAAAGCAGAAAGGTGGTGGAAGAAAGAATAAATAGATGTCTGGTTGTCTTTGACCTTATGTACAATGGATCAACCTTAAAAAATGCAGGGGAGGCAATTGGTGCATCCCGTGAAAGAACAAGACAAATCGAAGCTAAGGTTTGTTTAAAAATTATGAAATGTTATAAAATTTACAAAAGGAGCCAGAAGCATGGCAGAATATGACACTACAAACACAGGCGCAGCTTGGACACCATTCCCAACTCAAAAGATGATTCTTCAAGGCAAGTTAAATGTTGAGGGCATTGACCATAAAGTTATCTTAGTCAAAGATACTACAAGAGATGGCACAGAGATTATTGAGATGTATACAAAAATGGGTGCAATGTTTGACAATGATAAGAAGGGCAATGAGTCTGCTCCCGATTACTCTGGGCCTGTCGGTAGCGACAAACGTATTGCAGGGTGGAGACGCATGAAAGATGATAAACCGTATATGAATTTCCAGATTACTGACAAACAGCAAAAAGATTCAGGAAACACCTTGAAAGATGATGACTTACCGTTCTAACATAAGAATGTTCTCTGGAGGTTCAACACTGTTCAAAGTCCGTTTTGCCGAACCTCCCAAACTTGGCGCACCTCTTTTGGTGCGTCTTTTTTTTCGGTTATTAAATGCTAATCATTACTAAAAAAATGATACAAGAAATAGAATGCCCTAAATGCAAAGCTAAAAAAGGAGAGTCTTGTGGTCATAGAAAAGATAAATCAAGAAGCCACTTCAAAAGATTACAAGCAGCACAAAAATATTATAGGAGAAAAGTAAGTGACCCCACTTGAACGAATGATTGCAGATGCAAAGGTTTGCAACTCAAGACTAAAAACAAACAAGAATACTATCGAGCCTAAAGTACCAAACAAACCACCAAAACCTGCTGCTCCCAAGCATGGTAAGGGTTGGCGCAACAGTTCTTTGTCTACCAAAGAAATAGAGGACATCCAATATTTCAGAAGCAAAGGTTGGTGCGTCAGCTCAACAGCTATGGTTGTCGGAGTCAGCATCAAAACAGTGAGGAAGTATGATGCAGATTACAGAGGCGCAGAAAGCTGAACTAAAGTTTCTTCGAAGAGAAGTAGATAAATGGCAAGATGAGCTATACAGACTGGACGCTCATCCCAATGTAAAAACAAATCTCTGGGTTGCCAGAAAAGAACTACAAAAGTTTACTTCTCAGCTAAGAATAAAAGGCGTTAATATCTAAACACTTAACTCAAAGTGAGGCGCATCAATAAAAGGTCTTCTGCCTTGCGACCTTCGAAGATCAATATACTCATTCATTGCTTCTTCCATTGAGCCTTCATATTCACCAATAGAGTTAATATGCCAAGCTGCACCCCAACGAACATGAATACCAAGATCATTAGCTGCTTGTTTTATTGCATCTGCAATATCGTCATACAGATTCAATTCCCAAGATACTCTTGGCCCAACATAAGCAACAGTATCTATTGCTATTCCTTCGAGATGTTTACTCTTCATAGTTTGAGAAGCACCTTTATCTACAAGCTGACGCTGTTGCTCCATTGTTCGAAGACCACCTAAATGCGGTATGCCAAAGTCAACCTTGGTAATACCTATTGCATACTTAGCAATAGCAACCATGTTCTCATCAACACCTTCAAGCCTATCCAAACTTCTTTGACTTAATTTAAAACTCATTTCTTACCTCCGAAAAATTTAGTTGCCGACCTTACGGCAAAGCTACTCGCTACAATGACACCCAAGGTATAACTATACCACTGGGGCATTTGCTCCAAAGCAGCGAAACCATCTGTCACGGCTTCTTTTGCCCATTCAAATGGCAAGAACGAAAGTATAAGAGGGATTGAAAAAAGCAAAACTAGGTACTCATCTTTCCACGAGTTCTGAGTACCCTCAGCCATAATCTTTTCCCACTCAGCCTCGCTTGTAGCTGCCGACTTCATAATGGTAGCTTTCGCTTCTGCCTCAACTAACTTTAGATTAGCAGCAGCAGCTTGAGCATCTGCTTTACCTTGTAACCAACCCCCTGCAAGATTAGCTATTGGTCCAATTAATTGTCCAATCATTCTATTATCCTATCTGTCTTAGCTTCTTTGCCTAGCCATAACGCAAAGCTTGCACTCAACATAGCAGTAACCAAAGAAACAAATGCTGACTGTTGTGTTGTTGGGTCTTCGAGCGTCATAAACCAAAGACAAACTTTCCAAGTCAAAACAATCTGACAAAGAAAAGCCAATCTAGGCAGTATCTTCAGTTGGTCTATCGCGCTTGCTGTTATCTTCACCATGTAAAAATCCTCTTGCTATACGCCTGTCGCTTACTTGTATAACCAGTTTATCATCATCTGTATAGACAACCCATCTGTTGTACTTAACTTCCACTAACTTCAAGACACTCAACCTTCATGCTTGAGTGAGTAACTAATATCTCTGCTTTTTGTTTTTCTGCCTGACATTCGTTATAGTCTGAAAATGTTTTTATCTGATAATATTTAAGATGATCTGTGTTTACAAAGTGTAAAAAAACTAAAATATAAATCATTACCATTTACCTTGTGACTTACCAACAACCCAAATAATTCCAGAAAAGATTGCAAAGAAAACAACCACAATAACTGTACCCACTGCCCAGTTAATTAGGTTGTCTATCTTTTCTTGCCTACGATATACAGCTTCTTTCTGCATTCTGCGCTGCTCTGCTTCGATCTGAACGATGCTTTCCCATGCAGATGGTCCATAGTATAGCGAGATGTATTCACGCAACTCCTCGCGCATCTCCTTGGCTTTCTGTTGATGCGCCCATATCTCTACAGCTGAGGTATCGAACTTGGGATCAAAGCGTTTCCACAATGGTGGGTCTTTTGCCTTGCTCCCAAGATAATCTAAATCAGAAATAGCCTTACCAAATGATGATAAATCTTTTCCTAGTTCGCTAATCTCTTTCCCTGCATTAATAGCTTTCTTTATTCCAGTAAATGCTGTGGTGCAGATTGCAATCGCTGATGCAGGGTCAATCATTAGCCCATAAATGTCATGCGTAACAGTAACAGTAAACTTGCACCACCAATACCAATCATAATAGCTTCAAGCCTTTTGATTCTATTATACAAGTCTTTGAACTGGATTTTCATTTCAGTTTGAATCTCAATCATTTGTTTCTCCAGTGCATCTATTCGTGAGTGAGCTGACTGTACTGTACGCTTGTCCATTAGTTTACCGCTTCTTCTTTTTTCTCTAATGAGTCAGAAAGCATCTTCATAAATCCTTCTCGACCAACTTGCAGTTGCGCTAAGTTAAACTGAGCGGATGCAATCTTCTGGTCTAAAGAACTAATATGATTTATGCAAACCTTTGACTCGTCTGATAGTTCACTTTCTTTGTATTCAACGTCATCAATCACGACCTTTTTTTCTTCAGTCATTCCTGAACTCCTTCTAAAGTTAAATTACCACGGCACACCTGCACCAGTGGTAGGGTTTTTATCTGCTTCAATCTTTGCAGCCAAAGCAGCCTCAGTATCTGATTTTGATACCGAACCTTGCACCCAACCGATAACATTAGCTTCGGTTAGGCTATCGTATGCTATGAAACCTTCTGCGCTTGCGTCAGGAGTAAAGCCACAAGTGCCATAAGAGGATGCCGTGTATGTAACCGCATCGTCACCTGTTCCTACTGTTTCTGAGGCATTACAACGCCAGTGTGCTATTGTTACACCACCGTCTGATAGGTTTCGTTCTACTGTAGGTATTGTCCATGTGTATGTGATTGCCATGATATTTCTCCTAAATTGCTGCAATAATAAAGGCTAAGAGTTCACTGTATCTTACGCCCATTCTAGTTCTTTCCTCGCCAGTTTCTTCGTCAGTCCATGTACTTGAGATAAACATAGCGTACTTCCCTGCGTCTAATCCTTCAGCCGCAAATGCAGCTTGTAAGTCTTGAGCAATAATACCGAAGTGAGTTCTCGCCTCGTCACCTTTTTCAGCCACTTTATCTTTCCAACGAAACTTACGCAGCAAGCCTTTAGCAGCAACAGCTACTCTTTGCTCTGCATCTGTAAGTTCTTCGATGTCTTGCTTTTCATTGCGGTCAGATGTTTGGATTGTGCCATTGGTCGCATACACATCATCAAAGCGCACATTAAACCTGCCTAAATCAACATTACCATCGTTACCAGAACCACTAGTAGTATAAGGAGAAATAGAAGGGTCAGCATCTAAGAAACGTAACCCTGCAACACCAGTACCAATTAATAAATCATCGCCTATTGCGCCTATAATCCCCACCAAGGCGGTGTCTTTCTCGAACTGAACAATATCGCCATCTAATGTTTTTCTTCGGACTGTAAGAACATTATTACTATCTCTAGTAAAAGAAGAATAACCTGTTGATCTAAATTCTGCCCCTACATCGTTGCCTATGGCAGTCTTACCCACCAACACATTACCTGAGCTATCGATACGCATACGTTCTGGGCCATTGACATTAAATTGCAAAACACTTGAAGAGTGGTCATATTGAATAATGCCAGCACCGTTGTCTTGCGGGTCACCAAAGCGTATTTGCTGTGAGGAGGTGTTAGGCGTAAGAAACTGAAGGACGGCTGTTGTACTGTTTTCTAAAGTTAAAACTGAATTAGCTTGACTTGATATTGTACCAGCAGAGCCTTTATGCACATGGAGAGTCTGGTCTGGGTCTGTAGTACCAATTCCAACATTTCCGCCGCTGATACGCATGGCTTCTGAGCCATCAACTTTAAATCTAATATTTGAATCTGCCCCTTCATTATTTTCATCAGCAGATATGACTAAAGCATCTGAGTCCGACAAACCAATAAAGTTTGTTCTTTCAGTTACACCTGTTCTTAGAATCTGAATAATAGAAGTATCTCCAGATACTGCACTACCAACAACAAGTCTCCCACCGTCAGTATCAGTAGTTCCAATTCCAACATTTTGACTGCTATCTATGGTAAGGGCATCAACTGGGTCAGTGCCACTAGTTGCGTGTGTTGAAAATATCATACGAGAAGGGGCTTTGGCTGATGAGTTAAAAGTACCATCTCCTTCAACCCTAATCTTAGCAGTAATACGACTTGCACCAACGACCGTACTATCAGCAGTTCTGAACTCAATACCACCCATATTAGTGCCATCAGAGACAGTACTCTGGTCATCTTGTAAACGAATAAAAGGCGTAGTTGATTCAAGGGTAAGTTTAGCAGATGGCGAACTCGTCCCAATCCCGACATTACCGCCACTCAAAATCCGCATGGCCTCACTCGAACCAGAGGTAAAAATAATATCTTGCGGAACTGTGATGTCTAAATCACGACCACCGTTTTCTACGTTAATAGTAGATGCAGCAAAACCATTATCTGTATCTTCAAGACTTATAGTACCGCCTGTTGTTGATGCAATATGCAAGTCACTATTTGGCGAACTCGTCCCAATTCCTAACGCTTCAGCACTCGCATCCCAAACTAACTTAGCAGTTGTGCCAGTGTCTTCGTAGAAGGAGATGTCTCCTGTTGCGTGGTCTATATTAAATCGTTTTGTTGCAGTGTTACCATCATCACTTAGAGTATAAATACCAAAGTCACCTGCTGCTGTATTTATTCTAGTATCTACATTTGTTGTATCTGTTTCTTTTAAGTCTATGTATGGAACACCAGAAGAAACAGCTAAAGATGTAGAAGCCGTAAGAGTTCCAGTAACATCTACACCACTAGAGGTGGTAGCGAGCTTTTCCGCATTGTCGTAGTAAAGTTGAACAGAAGAATCGGCATTAAATTTTGCCAAATTATCAAAGGTAGAATCTCCATTATCTTTTCTAAATGTTATTCCTGCTCCGTTTGTTTGTACAAACAGATTACCCGTTCCTCCATCATGAATAAAACTATGAGAGCCACTATGGTAAATCTCTAAGTCTGACCCTGCCCCAAATATGGCTTTGTCATTGTCTCCGAAAAGAATGTTAACACCACCAGTAGTATTACCAGATGTTAAAACATTGTTTAAATCTCCTGACCCTGCATTTGCATCAACATACGCCTTAATAGACTGTTGAGTTGCTAACTGAGTAGCCGAGTTAGAAGCCATATTATCTTCATCTAAAACAGCCGTTCCAGATACACCAGTATTAAGCACTGCACTCGTTAGCGTCTTGTTTGTAAGCGTGTCTGTTGTTGCTCTGCCAACCAAAGTATCAGTACTTGTAGGTAATGTCAGAGTTCCTGTATTGCTAATCGATGAAATAACAGGTGAAGTAAGCGTCTTGTTTGTTAATGTGTCTGTCGTTGCCTTACCAACCAAAGTGTCAGTCGCATCAGGTAAAGTAAGCGTTCTAGCACCTGTAAGCGTAGTTACAGCTAAATCTAGTGTATTACTGTTTTGAAAGTATCTAATCTCAGGCGTAGCTGTACCCTGTATTTGTATAGCCTGACCACCACTGTTAGTTAAAAATTCATAGTTTCCACTAGCTGCTTTAAAATCAATGCTCGAAGAAGAGTTTTCAATCATCAAGCCAGTGCCATTTGCTTGTATTTGAGGAACAGAACCTAAGTTAAAAGTAAAATTAGTTGTACCTGCATCCTTAAAATAAACCTGTGCGCCATCAGCATCTAAAATAATATCGCCCGAAGCATCTACTGTAAAATCACCAGTAGTAGTCATTGTGTTTTGATTTGTTAAAGCAACAGTACCAGTTGAATCTGGTAAAGTAATTGTTCTACTGCCTGTAAGAGTAGCAACATCTAAAGTTAAATCATTGCTATTTTGGAAATACTTTATTTCTGGAGTTGCATCATTATTAAATAATATACGCTGCTCACCGCCAGTACCAAGTATATTAACCTGACCACCTGCTGCTTGTAGGTCTATATCTCCACTGCCGCTAGTAACAATTCCTATACCACCTGCTGTGGTTATTCTTTCTCCTGCTGCACTGACTCTAAAGGTAAACTTTGTTGTACCACCATCTTTAAAATATATCTCTCCACCGTCAGCATCTAAGGTAATATCACCAGAAGAATCGACTAAAACATCTCCAGAAGTAATTCGAGTACTACCACTAGTAGCAGTAATATCTACAACATAAGGTGATGCACTACCATCCAGTAAGACTTTACCAACGCCAGAGCCTTTGTTTGATTGAAGTATTGCAGTACCATTTTCAGAGATTAACCTTGAATCTGCATCTGCATTTACTCTAAAAAAGTTACCCTCGCCCGGAGTGCCAGAGTAAGAAATGGTAAATGTATCAACTTCTAAGTCATCAAGTATTAAATCAAAATCAGAAGCAACACCAACAACCAAGTTTCCACTGCTATCAAATCCAAACAATTTATCTGCACGCTGACTTACACTTGGCAAAGTTAAAGTTGCATCAGAATCCCAGTCAGCTAAACGAATCGATCTTGTTGTTACATCCTTAACATCAGAAGTAATAGCTGTTAGCTTATCAAGCTGCTCATTCAATGCAGCTCTGTTGATTGCAGTACCACCAGTAAAATCAGTAACACGCTCAATATCAATGTTTCTAACAATCGTTATAATATGATTAAGAGTAATCCCAGTGCCAAAGGTAATACTACCTGTTGAGCCACTGCCACCAGTTACAGTATAATCTGTTGTTAATGTTTTCTGAGATACCGACCCAGATGTATCTTCCTCAAACACATCAAAGTCATCGTTGTCAAAAAACTCAAAAGGTACAGCAAACACAGTTTGACCGCTAGTTGCTGTATACCTTACTCTTGGATCGTTATCAGATAAAGAAATAGCCATATGTCACCTCGTTATTTCCTTGTGTTTTAAAAATAAAAAAAGATCAACGCACAAATTAGTAGCGTCCAAAACTAAAAGAATCATCAAGTTCACCTTCAATCATATTTGTGAACTGATTCATTTTACCCTTCCAAAACCACATTCTAGCAAAAGGTAAGTTGCGAATAACTTCTTTTGTGCCTTCACCAACTTCACCTGCTATGACTAAATCATATAATCCCCTACCAATATCAGCACCAATGCTAGGACCAGCACCAAGCAAGCCTGTTGCAGCATCTAAGGCATCTGGTTTCTGAGGAAAACGTGGTTGAAGCACACCACCAGTAATATTAGGTCCACCTAATGCTAAAGAGGTAGACATTCCTGTATAAAACATATCTGAATACAAAGCAGCTACACCAGAGTAATCAAAAGCTCTAGCAAACTGATCTTGGAACTCCATCTCAACAAAATCAGGAAAATCTTTTGTTTTATATTGAAGCACCATGTATCCAAGACCTATAGACAAAGCAGTACCAATCCACTGATTCTTTAACTGACCATGACCATAAGCAGCAGTAATCTTATTTACAGCCGCTAAACTATAGCTATAGAACTGAAATGGTAATCCAAGAAGACCGCTCTCAATACGAGCATACCCTTTAAACTCTGCATCCTCTTTCATGCCAAATTGACGAGCAACACGCATAGGAATGTAAACAATACCATCAACAATAACAGGCTTGTCTGCTGGAGTACCCATTAAAATTGTATTCATAATTCCAGAACTCAAAGCATTGCGAAATGTTTCTACAGTATCAGGGCTAACTCTTGCTTGTTTTTCTATCTCAGCAATAGCCATATCATTAATAGCATTTTCATACGCAGCTTGATCTGCTTTCTTACGCATATCAAAACCCATATCTTTTGGCCTGTTGAGTGAGTGCATAATCTCGTGCATCTTAATGAAAGTCACATAATCATCTGGCGTATTGATGATACCTTTTTTAATAGGTCTAACACCTTCAAGTCTTGGATTCTCCCAGCCACGCTGCTCATACATAACATCTCTAATATACTCTTCATCGATGTATATTTTCTTTTCCTCTTCACGATAAAATGCTGGTTTGTATCGGCCATCTTTTGCAAAAGACTCAGTTGGCCCAGAAACAATATCTGCCCTAGTTGATGGAAACTCAATAGTATTTGTCCAAGCATCAGTATTTGCCATGTAAAAACCAGCTTGTGACTTTTCCCAAGGAGCATTAGCAATCTTCTGAGCGTCTTCTAAATTAATATTATATCTAAGAAGATATTCCTGTTCTTGTTTAGTTGCTTTACCTTGAGTCCACCTAATAGAGTAATCAATCAAGCTATGAGATCGAACCATAGCATCAAAGTCTTTAAATATTCTTGTAAGTGGACCTAAGCCATTTAGTAAATAAAAAGGCTGCTTTGCTCTTTCTAAAATATTACTCCTAAAAGGATTGTTATTTACATCATCAATTAAATGTAAATGAGCAGTGTTCTTTATATTATCTAATATTTCCCCAGCATACCTACCTTCTAACGCGCCTAGCTTTAACTGGTTATTCTTCATAATAGAAAATAAGCCACGAAATGTAGGCCCAAGACCATGTTCCATTAAAATTTTGGCTGGTTCAGTAATAGTAGAAAACCCAGCAGAACCAAGATAATTTAGCTGTGCAAGATTTCTCAACAGCCTAGCTAGCCCCCCATCCCATCTATCAGGCTTTCTTTGGACACTATTAGTAACACGCCTATATAAATGACGCATATCTTTCATAGCCGCATATGCTTGCTCTGGCGTTCTGCCAGCATCCATCATTTCATTAAATGTATCATCAAGAATATCATCAATGCTATTCCCATCAAACATGCGAGCAAACTCATAACGTGCGCCTGTTCTTTGAACATAAGCATTCATAACTTGAATTGGGTTAGTTTGAATATAATCAAGAACAAGATTGTTAGGAATGTCTATCAATCTATGTTTGAAATGCTTTGACTTACCAGCACCATAATATCCTATTTCTGGATCAAGAGCATCTCCTATATTTAAAATAGAATTAACAGTTTCATCAACACGCTTAGAAACAGCTTTAGGTTCTATAGACAACTCTACCCTAGAAAACTTACCATCTTTGCTTCTTGTAATTACAGAAGGATTATTTGTGTACCAATCGCTAAGAATACGTTTAAAATCATCTAAATTATTTTTAATAGCTTCTAAATCCCAATATCTAGGACGAAATATCTTTTCATTGGGCGGTAAGACAGGACCAGCATTTTTTAAATCTTCTAAAATTTCTTTTGCTTCATCTAACTGATCTTGATACCGTTTTAATTGACCGTTTAGTTTTAATCTATAATCTACATTAGTAACTTTTTCTAAACGTCTTTCTGTATCTTTTATACGATTTTCACGACCAACAATAAATTTTTTGTAATAAGAAGCAGACCCAATCAAACCTTGTTCACTAAGACGCTCTTCCCACTTTTCATAAAACTTATTAAGACTTGCCATTGCTCTTGCTTCAAAATCATCTGCTGGCTCAATGCCACGCATAGCTTTTGAGTCAACATCCTCAAGCCAAGTTTCAAATTCTTTTCTTTTTGGCGTATAATCCAAAGGATTAAAAACACCCTTACCAGTGCTTTCGCCCCAGATATTCATTGTTTCATCAAAAACTCTAACCCACTCACCTTCGAGCAACTTAGCATTTTGAAAAACAGAGTTACCTACCTTTTGACCTTGTTTGTTTGCTGCGAGCAGCAAGCCAGAGTCATTGGCTATTTTGAGTGTACGCAACTTAACTGAGTTTGGGATACTGTCGTTAGTAAGAATACGCTTCATAGGGGTGGTAACACCTTTATAAAGCCAAGAATCAGTAAATAAACTTGGAGCTATTCTACCATCTGGCTCTTCACCTTCTGGAGAAATAGCAGTTCTTAAATTATCTATTTCAATTGCCGCTTCTTTTTGTGCTGCAAGCCTTCTTTGAATAGGTATAGTAAAAGCCCCAGCAAGAGTACCGCCAATCAACGCTGAAGAACTAATGTTAAAAATAGCCTCTTCTGGCGTTGCTAAGGGGTCAACAGGGTATCTAATGGCTTCTTGCCCAGCAACAATAGCACCAGTTGCTACCCCTCCTCTAAGAGCCGTTCTTGTAAATGTAGCAGCAGGTGCAAAAGGTATTGTAATCCAATTTACAAGATCAAAAACCTCTGCTGTTAATTGAGCAAATGTTCCAGAATCTGCTAATGTTCTTCTTACATCAAAACCTTCTTCTAAATTATTAATTAAAAAATTCATATGATCTTGATTTGTAGCTTTAAGAAGATAAGAAGCATAAGGTTTTAAATTATCAGGTATATTATCAATTGCTCTGTACCCATCTTCAGGCAAATCAGGGAAACGAATTTGCTCCTGAAAATAATTTACAATTGGAGAATATTTATAAGCAAGGCTAGCTTCTATTGTATCTTTAAAAGGTACATCTCTTCTACGAGGTACTGCTCTACCAGCCTCAAGACCTCTTATTATATTTAAACCATTTTCCATTTTAATTATTAGACTGACTTCTGTTTCTACGCCTTGGCTGTCGTTTTTTCAAACCTCTTATTACATCAAATCTTTCTTGCTGAATAACATTTAATCTTTGTGTTTCAGTATCTATTTCCTCTGCTTTTCTAGCCCTATAATCAACAAGGTTTTTTTCACCAAATGAAGGATTGTATGGATTACCATCTTTTAACGGATTACCCTTTTCATCTGCATTATAAATTAAAGGAGTTAACTCATTAGCATCATTTATAAAATGCACAGAATAAATAATATCATTAGGTGTTACAATCGGAACTAACTTAATAAGCTTTGCATCAGGATCAACTTCTCTTTTTCTTCTAGCCCTAGAAATATTTGCTTTAGGACCAAATGTAAAAGAAGATATGTCTTTACCATCAATAGTAACATTCTTAGGTAAACTCTTCATAATTATAGAAAGAAACTCAAGTCTTCCTTCTTCATCATCTTTAAATTTTTGCCTTAAAGAATAACGTGATCTTGTTATTTCACCCATTGGAACTCTAGGATCAGCAATAAAATCAGACTTAGAATACTTTTCATTTAAAATATCTTTAACTCTTTCTTTTGCCTGATCTAAAGAATTAAAATTTAACAAATAATACTCAAGTACACTTTCCATTTCAGCAGCAATAATAGGATCAGCTTCATTACCAAATGTTTTAGTAATATTCATTGCTTCTTGAGATAGTGTTGTATCTTTTAGTTGGGTTTTTAGATTTAATTGAGAATCTCGAGATTCCTGTCTAAGTTTAAACTCAGTTGCTATTTGCACAAAAGGCTGGTCTGAATCTCTAGCAATATTAATTACATCATCTAAGAAAGCTTTTTCTACATCTGTTAATGAATTACCAAATGCAGTCTTACCAACAGCTTGATATACAGATAAAAATGTTTCTGATCTTGGATTAATTTGACCGCTTGCAATACTAGATAATTCTTCAACAGCTCTTTGAGGAATTGCACTTGCAACAATTGGTAAAAACATTTTCTTTTGTTTATCTGTCCAAGATAAAAAGTTTTCAATAGGAGCATTATTTTGTATTAGAAACTCATCTACTGCTTCTCTATGTGCTCTAATATTTGAATCACCACCAAATCCAGAAATTCTTTTAATTAAATTTAATTGTTCTAGCTCTTCTTCTCTTTTATTTTCTTCTGACTCTACTTTTACTCGAATAGAATCAATTTCTGTAAGAACACTTTTTTTATCACTTTCTTTAATTTCTGATAAAATTCTATTACCAGTTTCAATAGTTGGCTCTACCATTCCATCTCTTTTTTTACCTGATGTATTTATATATACATGCAAGTTATTTAGCTGTCTTGAAGATGCAGTAACAGCAAAAGCTTTAATTCTATCAGAAGCCATAGATTTACGAAGTGAAGATATTAATGTTTCAACTTTTGTTGCGCCAAGTGTTTCTGACTGATTAATTATAGAAGAGGACATATTATTAAACTCTTCAGTTGTTATATTTCCTCTATCAATTAAATTGAGAGTTTCAGTTCGAAGTAAACGCTCAGTTTCTATTTGATCTATTTTTATTTTTCTTGAATCTTCAGATGACTCAAGAAGTGTTTGAGCAAAACGCTTAATATCATCATTATCTAAAATTTCAGAAGCATGAAGAATATCTAAGAACTCATTTTGTTTAGGTGTTAAAAGACTACGATCTCTATCATAAGGATTGCTAAATGCAGCCTTCAAACTTTCAATTTGTTTTTGACTTCCATCAGAAGCAGCCATTAAAATATATGGCTCAAGAAAAGTTTCTTTTGCTTTATTTATTCTTTTACGGCGAGACGCATCAGTCATATCTCCAATGCCAGCCTCAAACATTTCATTTACTTGATTTTCTATTTCTTCAACCTTACGAAAACCACTTATGTAATTTCCGTGCATCATCATTTCTGGACTTTCACCAGCCCTAGATGGCAAAATAAATGAGTCAAATGCACCTTTAGAAGAATTTGCCCCAAAAGTTTCAAGATTATCTTCAAATGCTACTAAACTTTTTCTTGCCACTTTATCAGCAGCAAGTTCACTAGCTTTTTGTAGGTCGGCATAAACAGCATTATAGTCAGACGCTACTGATGAAGCATAGTTAAGTATTTCAGCTCTCTCAGTAGGATCAATAAATTCTAATAATTTATTAGTTTCTTCTTTATCTAAAGCAATACCTCTTTTACCATCGCTTTGAATGTATAAAATCAATTGATTCCGTTCAGCAGGTGATTGAGTTTTATCCATTAAAAACTGAATGCCACCTATAGCAATAGATTTATTAAAAGCTTTTTCAGTTCTTGTATCATCACCAGCATTAAAGTTAGGTAATTTAGCAGCAATACCATCTTTTGTTACGCCAATATTTTTTTGTCTGATAGCTTCAGCAGATTCAAAATTACCAGCAGCAGCAGCCATCATTGCTTCACTTTGATTATCAGAAAGCCTAGAGATAAGCTGAGATGAAGCATCTTGTCTTGCTCTTGCTTGTACCTTGTCTTGAATGTTTAACTTTGTAAGAGCTAAATATTTAGCACCAGTAGATTCAATATAAGCTTCATATTTACCACCAGAGCTTTCAGACATCTGACCAATATAATCGCTCATAGCCTCATCATAAGCTTCTGGATTAAACGGAAACTTTAATGCAATCTCTTCTGCTTTTAATCTAATCTCAGTATTTATTGACTCTTCAAAACGATTATCAATAACACGTTGATATGATTCAGCAGCAATTTGACCAAAACCATCTGGAGCTTTAAAAGCTTCTGGTTTTTTTGTTACTGGATCAATCGTTGTTAACTTTTTTTCTTCAACAGCAAGAGCAGCATCAGTACCTGTTTTTTCAGCAGTTCTTACCGCATCTCTGTAAGCAAGATTTGCCATAGTGCCAGCAGCACGACTAATTGATTGAGCAACTGAAGTAGCACCAGCTCTTGTTTGAACAACACCTACTGGCTGATTAAAAACTTGTGTTCTTTGTCTTCTTACAGCCATTATTTGCCTCCACCGCCACTTGTAATTTTAGGAACCTTTACTTTCTTATATCGATAACCAGCTTCACCCATAGTTCCAACTGCATCAAATAATGAAGCATAAAGAGCATTACGACCCCTTCTTCCTTCTGCCATTGCCATCATATCTAATCTCAAATCTTCTGCTCTAGTTTGAGCTTCTATTCTTGCGGAATCTTCATTAGCTATTTCTTCTTGACGAGATAAAAACGCTTCAACACTTCGATCTGTAGTAATGTCACGACCTTGCAAAGCAAAAGCAGCAATATTAGCAGAAGTTGCTAAATCATATTCTTCTCTTCTAGCTCTTGCTTGCTGCATTGCAGAAGTTCTATTTTGTGTTTTCTGAGTTCTCATTTGAAACTGTGTTAGTTCAGCTTCCTGTTTTGCACCTATGCCACCAAGAATCTGACCCCCAGCATTTAAAGCTGCTGCTATTAACATTGTTGTTGGCTCGGCCATTAAACTATTAACTCCACTACTAACCCATTAACCTGTAGTGGTAATGGTTCTGATTGCTCGATTGTAACTTGAGGACTACGAGTATACCCTGTTGTTCTTACTTCTTTCTTGCCATCCAAAGCATCAAGTATTGATTGATTCGCATCTTCAGGATGAGTTTTGCTAGAAATAGGTATACTTTTATTATTTACCTTCAAAGAAAAAGTATCTTTTACATCAAGAAGTATTCTACCAATCCCTCTTACTTCACCAGTTACAGGGCCATTGCCCATAGAGGCATCTATCTCATTGGTAACAATCTTAGCATCAAACTTCTTGCCAACATAAACATAAGTATAACCCAAACCAGAATATGCAGACAGATCAATCTTTTCATTAGAATCAACAGTAAAAGTTCCTAAGTATGCCTGATGACTATCAATTACATCAGTTGCTATAACATCAACAACATCACCCTGATTGTAAGCAGCACTTACATCAGCCTCATTGCTAAAGATAAGTTTATGCAACCAAATATCTAAACCAACATTCTGCGTTGATTTAGGAGCAAACTCACAAACATGAAGCTGTCCACTCGTATCGTAAATCTCAGCAAACAATCTGTCCTCAATAGCACAGACAGAACCAAACTTACCTTCAGTAGTAAACTGTACCCAAGATGCTTTTCTTTCAGCTCTGTTCGAAGAAAATACAATCAGGTTATTGCCTGTTGTAGTCATAGCTGCATAGGAATCTGGCTGACCAAAACCACTATGAACAACCGCCATATATCTTGGAGTATCAATCATATGTGAAGCTATGCTAGATACAGGCACAGAAGTATAAGCATCCTCTCCGTCTGTAAATAAATACTCTCGAACAACCTTACCATTACGCTGAACAAACAAAGTCGCTCCATCAAGCTCTATTGGCTGAACATGAGAAACACCAAATGGCGTTTGTTTTTTAATCTGTAAGTTTGTTGGCGTTAATGCCTGATTCTGAAATGTAGGAATATATAACTCAGCACCAGCAGCAAAGATTTGTAAATCTCTGTTGGAAACTAAATACCTGATTTCATTTACATCACCAGTAGCAGCAGTTACCTGTATTGCATCATCATCAGCAGCATCACCCAAATCAAAGTTAGCAAACCTACCAATCTTACTGAAAAACAAAGTATCAGGCTCATCAAGTGTACCAGCAAAGACTAAGCGGTTTTGATGAAACTCTACAGCAGCAGGGTATCCCCTTACCTCAGAAAATGATTGCTCATCAAAGTCAGTTGTTGGTGCATGACTTGTAATCTTGGGAAAACCACCGCCATCAGCAGAAGAGTTTGCAGTAGCTCCAGCAGTAAAGCTGTAAGTATTTTCATCAATAACTTCATGTATTGTTCTAGCACCATTTATACTAGCAGCATTTATACCGCCAACAGAAGTTGCTTCTGAAACAGTAATAGACTCACCTGCAGAAAAACCGTGTTGAGGCTGACTAACTTCTATCTTATTACTACCATCATTAGCCCTAAGAGGATTTTCTATTTCTAATCTTGTAGAAAGGGTATCAATAATATCTGCTCGAAACTGGTTAGAGTTATAAACTGTATCTATCTTTACTTCGTTTTTGTGATACCGCATTAAAACATCTAAGTGCTTTGAAGCACTATAGTTTTGCAACTTTCCACTACCAGTATCTTTTGAACCAGTAACATCTAAATATGTAACGCCTCTTTTATTTGTATGACCAATCTTAACAGTAGTTGCAAAGTTTCCATTAGCATAAATAGTAGCTACAGATTTAAACATACGATCTAAATATATTGTGGTATTATTAGGGCCATCTATAGATTCAGTCAGAGCTACACCGTCCTGATCTGTTCCAGTAAAGGTAAATGTCACCCCACTAATATTACCAGTAGATGTAAGACTTATTTCTACAGAGTTATCAAAAGCATCAGTAGCACCAGAATTAAGTGTTAAGTTTCCAGCTCCAGATGAGTTTGTTCCACTAAAATAAAAATCATCATCAGTAGTACCGTCCGTAGTATAAATGCTAAAATCTACATTATCTCCACTTGTAGCAGTAGGATCAAGTTTTACATTTGCATCTGCAAAACGAGAATAGGGTTGAAAAGTAACAAGCGTATCAGCTCTTTGATCAAAAGCAAAAGTTCTAACATGAAAACTAGTAGCACTTGTTCTTCGTAATATTCTAGGTGCAAACAATGGATGACAGATAAACATGTCATTCCCAAGCTGTGCTACCGTATATTGCTGAAGATAGTCCTTATCAAAAGGTAAAGTAGCACCATTTATATCTGTTGTTGTGTTTAAACGTTGAGTTAAAGTTGTAGCATTAACTTGGTGAACTCTTATTTGCTGATGCTGTATAGCAACTATATACTCTTCGTTCTCATCATAAATAAATGGAAATAAATGAGATTGTTCTGGATTGTTAGCATCGTAGGTAATTCCACCATACTTAGCCATATGTTTAGCTCCATAACGCTTAGTTACAGAACCCTCTGGCATAACAACCATGTTTTGTAATGTCTGAACAGATGAAGCATAAACAGGGCTGTCTACCCTCATCGAGAGAGAATCACTGACTTCACCAAATTGAAAGCTATTAATCGGAACTCTAACTCTCTGCATTAGCTACGCCTTTGTGCAATAAACCTCGAAGTATTGAGCTTTCTTGTAGTTTGCTGTTGTGAATCAAGTGTTCTTGCTTTTCTCATTTGCTGTTCAGCTTTTAGCTCCATTGCTGAACTCAAAGCTCCATCACGAGCGACAGATACCGCAAGAATACTAGCTAGAAAAAACTCAACTCCAAGAATAAAATATGGAGGCCAGTTTTCTTCCCCTACCCTAAAGATATAGTCAGCAATCACAACATCAGCACTGTCTGCATTACAGAAAGCCTTGTTTCCGTAAACATCATATTTAATAGGTAAGTCCTGAACAGTAATCGCATTTACCATCAATGTATCGGCAGGGAGTTGGTAAGCAGCATCAAACCTTCCTGTTGGTGCGTCTGTAAGCCTACCAAGTTGCTGTTGATTCGTTGCGAACCTCCAGCGTGTTCTTGTTAAACAAGATTGAACAACATCTTCATAAATGTTGTTAGCAACATCTGCTTCAGTTGTTCCATCCGTAAACGATTGAATCGCATCACCACCAATCAAGATGGATGCGCGAGATGCTATTTTTACTGCACTATCAGCTATCGTTGGCATATTAGTATGGGGGCCGAAGCCCCCATCCCTTTATTAATCAGTGTCAGTTACACTAATTGCTGTTCCATCGGATATATCGACTACAGAACCAGTGTTTGACAATACCACAGCAACGCTCATTGTTGGAGCATCACTATCTAAAACAAAGATAGCATCACCAACATTCATCATACCTGCGGCATCATTAAAATAACCAGAAGCACGCACAGCAGTCATAGCGTCTGTTGAGTCATAAAACCAAAGGTTATGACCGCCACCACCTGCCATACGAGTTAAACCAGATGCAGAATAAGCCATTATCTAACTCCTTAGTTGTTGTCTAAGACTTCAAAGACGCCATCGTCATCAATAACGGCAGCACCCATTGACATCATAGATGTGGTTAAGTGTGAGACTTTTTCTGCAACATAGTTGATTTCAGTTGAAACGTCAGAGTTGACGCCCAAACCAACAGCAGAAGTATGGTAAGCAAAGTTCTTACCACCAGCTACAGCAGATGTTGAAAAAATCTTGAAGCTCAAGAACTCTTTCATTGTCATGCCACCAGCAAACGGTAGATTTTGCGGTCCAACAAAGTCAGATGATGCAAACTCATTAATTGCAAACAAGTCAGCAAAACCAGCAGGTGACATTGCTAAATAGCGTTGCCCGTCTTCTGGAATGTCTTCATTGCCGAATGTTTCAAATAGAGAAAGCAGATCAGCTTTTTCAAGCGCACTACCTGTGTCGTGAATCTGAGTTGAGTTAGCACCAGCATCCATTGCTGTTGTAATAATCTCGTCAGTCTTACGACCCAAAGCAGCAGCAGCAGATTGCGCTACAGCTTGACGCTCATTAATGTTGATCTTTAGTTCGTCTAGCTTATCAATATACTCAGCAGCATAATGATCAGCCATTGTTGCCTCTACAGTAGTGTGAGCCAATTCCATTGGAGTCACGTTACCATTTCGAGACTTAGTACTTGCAGTGCCTTTTCCAATAACTTGGAAACGAGCAGTCGAACCTGTCACATTTGAAGTACGCACGGTATTCCGTAGCTTAGAACCCATACGTTGATACGCCATGTGAACTTCGGTTTCGAACTGCTTGATAAAGGCTGTGTCGATTGAGTTAGCCATTTTTCAGTCCTTAATTGAAGTTTCTCTCGCTACAGGTATCCGCTTTTCTACTTCAGCAAGGGTATCCTTTCGGGCCTTTCAGTGTATTACGGGCTGTAATAACCTATCGCTAACATTATTTTTATTTGGATTGCAACGCACAAATTCAACATACTTGTGATTTCTTTGTTCTGAAAAGCCTACAGGATCAAAACCAAGCCATACAGCCCAGTTTAAAATTAACTCGTTACTTTGCAATATAGTCATGGTCATCATAGGTTGAGTCTTATCAAAAAAGTCTACAACCATTCTTGATCCACGAGCAGCAGCCGTAAAAGATTTCTTAATATTATCAGAAAACATAGCAAACATTTGTGGGCAATCCTGATCTTCATTGTACCAAAGACCCCCAACAGCAAGAAAAGTCTCCCCCTCTTTCCTAGCTATATAACATTCAGATGTTTCATACATATCAGTAATTGCTTTGCGTATATTAGTATAGCCAAGCAAAGCAAGCTCTTCTATGTTTTCAGAACTTAGATGCTCTACAACTTCATCAATATGATAAGGTTGAAAAGGAGTCAGATAATACTGACCCCTTTGAAGAATCTTAACTTCTGTAGAGTTGCTGCCAACCCTCGTCAACTTGCTTAACAAAATCAGCATCCTTGTTGTATCCATGATACCTAGGATCAGACATCATTTCTCTTAACTGAGCTTCAGATAATCCAGCCGTAGGTTGTGTATCCCCAGCAAAAGAACCATCTTTCATTTTTTCCATGATAACCTCAAGAGCTACAATGCCTTCAGATGTTTCGCATAAACGCTCAATAGCTGGCAAAGTTTCCTCTGGAAAAAAGTTATTTGCCCAAAGTGATGCAGCTTCAATCCTGTCTTGTGCGCTATCACCAAGCTTTGCAGTCTCAGCTTCTAAGTCAGGTTCAGCACCATTAATAGCTTGAGCGTACATCTCTATGCCTTTTTGAAACTCTTCTTGGCTGTAACCATTTTCAAAAGAATGTTCTGACCACCACTGAAGTAACTCATTATCAACAGCCATTTCTTCATCAACCATTTCTGGTAATTGATAATCCCCAGCTTTTTCTGGCCTGTCACTAAATGCTTCAGATTGTATTTCTTCGATTAACTTGTTTCGAATGTCTTCCTCACGACTGCCTAACTTAGACTCAAGCTCCTTGTATGCTTTAGCTAAGTCCTCACCAGTATTATACTTCTCAGGAAGCCACTCAGGTCTATCAGATGTTTGAGATACCTTTTCAACATCTTCTTGAGTTACAAAATCACGACCATCAGCTTCTGCTGCTTCAACTGCTGTTTCACTCACTTGCTCTGTTCCTTGCTGCATGTTGTATCCTTGCCTGTATTAAACCTACAATAAATCTTTGACCTTCATGATGACGAAGCTCTTCACTAGAAGTTGCTGCCCCATGAATCATATCTATAGTAATTGATTTTAAATATTTAAGTGTTGCTTCCCCTGACGGAGTTTTAAATGTCTCAGCCAATACTTGACTGATTTCTAAATCAGATTCAAAAGACCTTTTAAACCCATCAATGCCAAGATTAGCTGTCGCTTCACTCTTCTTGCTCAATTGGTACTCCTTGTTGCTGTGCAATTTGCTGCGCTATTGCAGCTATTTGTCTACGCTGTTCTTCATCACGAATCAAGCTTTCTGGCACACCAAATTTTTTAGCAAGGAAAATTGCGGTTTGTTCTGAGTCAATTAGGAGCTGCAAAGTTTCTGGTCCAAAGGTAGCACCAGTAAGTTCTAGGAACCTTGCAACGCTCGATATATCCTGATTAGCCTGAGCTTGCGCTAATGGAGATACCGATCTGACCTTTACTTCTCTTCCATTTACTGTAGGAACCTCTATGCGGCCTTGCTTCTTCAAGATATAAATCACTCGTTGAAGTACAGGCTGCACGAGTTCTGCTTGTAATCTACCAAAAGCAGCACCCATTCTTCTTGATAAATCAGCCATACGCTCAGCAACTTCTGTCGCTGTTGCAGGTGTTCGATCAGGATTCCCAAGCATATCATTGTAAAGCGCACGTTTAATATTCAAACGCATATCACTCAAAACAAGTTGAGCTACATCAAAACGACCAGCAGCCTGTATTGGCTGTAATCCAGCAGAACCCATAGCTTTTGGGATAATACTGCCCGGAACGAGATTGATTGTATCAGGGTTTATAACGCCATCAT